ATGGGAAGATGGAATTATACCTGACAGTATTTTAGTACGTGCTAAAATGTTTATAGAACAACGGCGTAATAAAAATCTTATAGAAGATTATGGTATTGAATCTCCGAACACATGGATAGATATTAACCTATATCAACGATATCATTACTTGGGTCCTGTAGTTTATTTGTTGTTATTACTATCAGTCTTAGGCACACCGGGATTTATTGTATGGATAGCACAATCAATATTCATTGTATTTTTATGTTCAGAATCTGTCAATGCAGATAGAGATTTTTGTAGTAGTGAATTGTTAATGTTTTTGAAAACCAAAAAATATTACGAATAATTTAGGAGTTAAAGAATGAGTGCAAGTTGGATTAATAAATTAAACGAGAGCGATAGCCGCCTCCACAAAGAAGATGTAATTTTGCAGGCGCTTGAGGCAAGTGTCCTAGGTAGTCGTAATAGTCAGATTTTCTTGGGCTTTACCAAAGCCTGTTACAACCCTTATGTTACGTTTGGTATTCGTCAAGTGCCCGATACAGTAGGTATAACTGATGCAGAGAATCCTTGGGACGATTTTAATGAGTTGATGGTACAACTTAGTCAGCGTAGGTTGACAGGTCATGCCGCACGTGATGCTGTACAAAATATATCTGAACGATTTGATAGTATAGAATGGAACACATTTTTAGCTCCAGTATTGCGTAGAGACTTACGTGCCGGTATCAGTGACAAGACAATCAATAAAATTTGTAAAGGTACTGACTATGAAGTGCCAATCTTTGGTTGTCAACTAGCAACTAATAGTGAAGGTCGCCCTGAGATGAAAGGTATCAAACGTCTTGAACCTAAACTTGATGGCGTTCGTGTATTGTTGATGGTTATCCCTGATGAAGAAGGTAACGTTGTTACTATTTGCTTTAGTCGCAATGGTAAACAGTTTGACAACTTTGGTCATATTGAAAATCAAATACGTGATAACTTTGTAAAACTTACACACAAAGCCGCAACAAGTAATCTGAGTATGGGCTTTGTAATGGATGGTGAAGTGATTGGTAATACATTCCAAGAACTTATGCGTCAAGCACGCCGTAAGACTGATGTGCAAGCAGAGGATAGTGTGTTCAATGTATTTGACATTCTACCACTTGATGCTTTCCGTGAAGGTCATTGGAATGCACAACTACACAAACGCATTACTATTTTAGAAGATATGCGTAGTATTATTGATAACATGCCTAACGTTGAATTGTTACCACATATCATGGTTGACTTGGATACAGCGGCAGGTAAGGATCAATTAGAGCGATATGCTAAGGATCAAGTTAATCTTGGATTCGAAGGCATTATGATTAAAAACGTAGAAGCCCCATATGTCTGCAAACGCAGTACAGATTGGATGAAATGGAAACCCACTATCACAGTTGACTTAACTGTTGTTGGTCTTGAAGAAGGTACTGGAAGAAATGCCGGTCGGCTTGGTGCTCTTGTTTGTGAGGGTGAAGATGACGGTAAAATCATTCAAGTGAATGTGGGTAGTGGATATAGTGATGAGGATCGTAGTGATTATTGGATTAACTCTAATAGCATCATTGGTCGTACTGCTGAAATCATGTGTGACGTAATTACTCAAAATCGTGATGGTACTTATAGTTTGCGTTTCCCCCGTTTTGTTAGATTTAGGGATGATAAATGAACGATAAATTTAAAATACTGGCTCTGCAGGCCAAAATGGGCACTGCTGACTTTGATGCAGGTAGTTACTATGTTGCCACACCAGACCAGATGCAAAAATTCTGCGAGTTGATTATTGCTAAGTGTATCGAGGAAGCAGGTGATCCAGCCGATGGGTTAATTCTAGGCGATACCTGGCACGATGGTGTTCGTGCTAGTGTTTGGAGTATTCGACAACATTTCGGAGTTGAAGAATGAACGAAAGAATTAAAGAACTTATTAATGAATCCACCTGCTTCAAAGAAGGTGATACCGAAGGGAAATACGATATTGAAGTGTTTGACAAAGAAAAGTTCGCCGAGTTGATTGTACGGGACTGTATGCTTATCTGTGAAGATGTTATGAAAAAAGATAATTCTGCGCTTGGTTGTTGGAGTGAAATCAAAAGAACATTTCGGAGTTGAAGAATGAATGAACGAATTCGAGAACTTGCTGAACAGGCTGGAACATACTTTGGAGGAGGAACGACTGATTATTTCGGTGATTATTTGCCTCCGTATGTGTCAATAACTGATCTAGATTTAGAAAAGTTCGCCGAGTTGATTGTGCGAGAATTTGTCAGTATCGTGGAAGAAGAAATTAAATTGGTAGAAGAATTCAAATCCACTGCTGTGAAAGCTGATGTGATTAAATGTCATACAAGTAAAATTTATCATTTTCATAAATTGATTGATAAGAGTAAGAAACATTTCGGAGTTGAAGAATGATACATTTTAGAACTGATGGTGATACCCTGTACAACGGTTTAAATATCTATAAATTTTATAAAAGCACTGCGTGGGGATTTGTGTTTAGGTATGGTCCTAGAAACACTCACAATTTAGGAAAAAAGATTTTCATTGTGCGCTATGATAGAATCAGTCGATTGTTCAACTTGGCCACGTTAGGAGTGGATTGATGTCTGAATTAGAAATTGCACTGCAAGCACATGACTGGAGCCTAGATGGTTGGCGCACACGACCTCAAGTGGATCAGTTGATGAAAGGTCATCCAGATTCTGCAGAGGCCCAGACACTGTGGCAACAGTATTGTCCTTGGAGCAACAGCAATGGTGGCTATGTTACATGGTCAAAAAAATTCACCCAAGACAGTGCCACAATGATATGGAGTTATCAATGATACCAGATTACAATTTACTGTGCCAAACAAGGCCCTTGTACAACGAACCATACCACACTGTGAGACCATTGTTGCCAATAAGAATGCAACACGGAGCAGACATGATTGAGTGGGCTGAACAAGAATTTGGTCCAGCAGGAAAAAGAGTTCGGGGCATTGTGGGACAAACTGTAAAAGTTACAGAACCTGGGCTACGATACTATGTGGATCCCACTGCATTTTGGTTTAGACACAGCGAAGACCGCGACTGTTTTGTCGCACATTGGACCAAAGAATTAGAAAATAGCAATGGTTTAAAGATTAAATAATATTACATTTATTAAAGGAAAAAGTATATGAAAATTTCAATTGTGTTATTAGCATTATTGTGTAGTTTATCTGCCAATGTACAGGCGCAGGATGCAGTGTCAGGCAAGATCAAATATACGAGTTGCAGTGCATGTCACGGTGCTCAAGGTCAAGGCGGAGTAGGTCCAAAACTTCAAGGCCAAAAAGCCGAAGCAATTGTGAAAAAACTCACTGCATACAAAAACAAACAAAAAGTTGGACCACAGAGTGAATTGATGTGGGGCATGGCCGGTGCACTATCGTCTGATGATATTAAGAATATTGCCGCATACACAGCCACGCTCAAATAAGATTATACAATGATTAAAATCATATTAGCTTTTGTAGTTATTTTTGGTCTATTCTTTTTTGGTATAAAAACCGTTAGAGAAATGACCGAAAAAGAACTTTGGTCGGTGACTAAACTATTGACATATAGTGCTATCTGTGCTATACTCACACTTGTATTTTTAATCACTCTTGTAGTTTTATTTTAAAGGAAAAACATGAAACGTATTTTTACTCTCTCTATTATCGCCGTAGCAATTTTGGCTACTGGTTGTACACGTATTGAAACCGGCGAGGTTGGTGTGCGTATTGGCTTTGACCGACAAATCAAGTCCGGTGAATTATTGCCCGGTTCATTCAATCAAACTATGATTGGTGATGTATTAACATTCCCCATCAAGGACGTCAATGTGGTGCTTGAAAACATGACACCTGTTGCTAAAGACAATTCAACAATGAAAGACTTTGATGCTGTGGTGGTTTACAACATCAACCCACAACAAGTAAGTGAGTTGTACGCAACCAAGAACAAGAGTTTCCACGCTGATTTCAAGGGAGACACTTATGTGATGTACAACTACATTGTACAAAATGCTCGAAATGCTATTTACAAATCAGCCCGCAAGTATGAAGCATTGGACATGGCAGACAATCGCACTGACATGGAAAACTTTATCAAAGAGGAAATTGCTCGCAATCTTGGTGAAGAAAAACTGGATGGATCAATCACCATCAGTCAGGTTATGATTCGTAATGTGCTGCCAAGTGACACAGTGGTTGAAAGTGCAAATGCATTGGTTCGTAGCAAAAACGAACTCAAGCAAAAAGAAGTTGAAGTAAAGACTGCTGAAGCCGAAAGTCGCAGAATGTCAGCACTGGCTAATAACTCAGGTGCTAGTATTGCATTCATGCAAGCACAAGCTATGTTGAATATCTCAGAAGGTATCAAGAACGGTCAAGTACAGACTATTGTAGTTCCTAGCAACTTCAATGCATTAATGATGCCTAAATAACATGTGGGCGTTGATTATTGCACTGATGATGGATACAACGCCCGCCGAGACAAAGTT